CTTTATTGTCATCAGGGTTTATATAACTGAGCCTGATTGAGTCGTTGCCATTCGGTTTTTGTAAGTTGAATGACTGTGATGATTCACTATTCCCTGCAATATTTCGGCGGTCGAATGTCTGAGTGACTGGCTTCTCCTCTTCCCGGAAGAATCGCCATATCTGCCCATCGCGGAACGCACCAACTCTGGCCACATTGCAAATAGTATGGATTCTCTGGCCAAACGAAATATTTATATCGTCAAAGCTGTAGTTAAAGCCTCTCAAGTCTGAGCTTAAACCGTCACTTACTTCATACAATGACTCTAAATCGAAAAGCTGTCTTGTTCTTGTTTCTCCAAACAGCCTGACAGCATCATCGAGAATAGCATCCGCAAACGATCGGTTGTTGCTATTGCGAGCTGTTATGGTGTCGGTTGATGAGTTGTAGGAGTGCTGAAGCCTTGTGGCTATCATTGATACCTCATCGTTTGACGCTATGTTGTCACGAAGCCTGTCTGCCCTATATTCTGTGTGAGCAATCGTAACCGCTCCGTCACCAACAACGGCAGATCCATCCGCAAGAGAGAATGCAGATTCAACAAACATCGCATCAGCTCCGTTAGGTATTCTGTTCTGAATGCGCCTAACTCTAAATCTATCAATTGTTGATGGTCTTACTATATCCTCAGTGATCGTTACTGAAGCGCCGCCAGGGATTCCACGCCCTTCTCCAGAAACAATAGCACCGGTATCAACATCTATCTCGTAATCAATAGTCTGAATAACGCCGCTTGCATTTCTTATTCCTTGTGGAAACTGGATATTAACAAGAAGATTGTTTGTCTCTCTGCATTGAAACCACGGAGACCAGCCATTTATGTCCTGATCTGATCTGCGCAGTTGAGAATAAACACTAACACCAGATGCATATACAGTTTCATCTGTTAATGTTCTGTTTGTCACCGTAAATGTGTAAACAATATCATTTACAACACTTCCACTAGATGGATCGTTAATTCTTTCCACAGCCCTTGTGAACGAGCTGTATTCAAAGCTTCCTGTCTGAGATATTGAGGCTGAAGGATCAACCGTAAAAGCATTAGTGCTTGCAAGTTGTAATATCTGCTCAAACAATGCGTTCCCACCAAAACCACCAACATGAGCAGTGATTTTTACCGTATTAGTTGCAGCAAAAGCTCTGAAGAATATAACAGAGGCATTAATTTCATCAGGCGCCAAAATCTCTACGTTTGATGTTCCCTGTGCAGGGGTTGCATATTTGTTATCTGACGGCGGGGTTCCGTTTCCACTAAAAATTATGTCTGCCTGCTCAAGATCAGAGAATAAAGACTCACCAACTTTTGCAGCTTGGATGTCATAAGTTCCGACACCAACACAAAAACCCTGTAGAAGTCTTTGTGAATTTCCCTGGAATCTATACCAGGGAGCCTGAATAACATCTGGGAAAGCTTGTATCTGACCCTTGATGTCTGGGATGCCCTCACCAGTTCTGGCTATGTTCGTCTGTCCGGACACTTGATTATTAGGTGATGTTCTTTGTACGCCTTGTGTGTTTGGTTTTTCCGGTCTTGGTAGTAGCGCAACTGTCACAATGGCAGTGATAACAGCAACGGCAACGGCGATGGTTACAGGGTCAGCACCATCCGGGCGGTGAATGGCATATACACAGTCACCGTCTTTCAGCTCATAATCAGGCTGGCAGGTTACAGAGTGGCCATTTAGGAATAGGTCAAAGCTGGAATCTTCTGGTAGGAAGTAAGCAGGAGTATCCCCCGGATTAGCCTGAAACCCAGTCTTATCGCCAGTCAGTCGGTCTACGATATAAACGCTAGTCATTCGCCGACCCACTTATAAAGCTTGATTTCTCCGCGATACAGTCGCCTAAATTGCGAGATCGTTTGATTTGCAACACGCCCGGTACCGCTCTCATTACCAAACGAATGAATAATGCGATTACCGATACGAACACCGACATGAGTAGCAAGGCCCTGAGAAAACGAAACAGCAACATAGCCACAGTCTGATTCAGACCACGACGAAACCTCTTGGTCAAATGCGCTTTGAATTGTAGCTGTTCCATTTACATAACCTTCAATGTCGTCAAGGTTTATACCCTTTACCCTGCTGAAGAAATCAACCACCAGGCCCCAGCAATCAAAGCTTTTTGGGCCTTGTGCGAACTTCTCCCACGGCTTTCCAATTACACTATCAACCCATTCTAATTCGTTCATGTTGTCTCTAATCCAGGGAACAGGTCAATAGTATAAGGCCGGGCGACTCGATAGTTAATAGGGTTATCGTCAGATGCAACGATATTGACGTTTCGCGTAGTTATGCGAATCTCGCTGATAGTGAACTCAAACGCCTTTATTTCTCCGGTTGGGTATATCTCACGATAGATCAAGTTAGCCTGATTAAACCAATCAAAACCATCTATCTTTTTCAGCTCGGTTAATACTTCAGAGCCTATGCGACCAAGTCTGACATTGATAGAGCTTTGTTCTTGCTCGCGCTGGCTTGGCCTTGGCACTTCGAACTGAAGCGGCTGAAAGGTAAGTTGCTGGCCATCGATTGTGAATGTTTTATTCTCGACTTGATCTCTAACAAATCGCTTCGTTTCTATCTGCGGATGACTGATTTCGATAGTGATAAAGCGGATTGCTATCGGCTTCTGAGTATGAAACTGCCTGATCTGTACGTTTGTTTCGGCCATTACTCAACCCTCGAAGGATTAAGATCAATCAATTTAGAAGTTCCTGGGTCAGCATTTGCGGGAACTACTGCATTGTTATTCGTTACAAGTGATATAGAGTCACCAGCATTGCTAAATTGGCAAGTGAACGAAAGTATTGATGTTTCAGGTGATGAGCCAACAGCTAGCGTCCTTACTCCATTGTAGTGAATATAAATGCTTCCACTACTCTCTACTTCAACGCCATAAGTAACATCACTTGTTAATCCAGATGCAATAGAAGTTACGCCACCGCCGGGAAGGTTGATATTAAGATCACCATTAATAAAGGTCATGATAAATATAACTGAGCTAAAATCAGTAGGGTCTGATGACTCAGAAATATAGACCTGACTTGTTGATGATGGCAAATAGCTATTTGTTATAGTGTAGAAGCTTCCCCTCGGAATATTCACATTCCAAGCGCCCCCGCACAGTAATTGTGACGCTTCTGATGTATATGCAAACGAGTTCTCAACGGTTGGAGTTTCATTCTGCCCGGCCCCGGTCACGTTTATATCGAAAAGATATGTTGCTGATTCAAACTCCTGCCAGTCTCGATTCAATGCAATATCAAACAGCGAGTAGTCGGATGGCCCATACTCTTCACGGGCATCAAGAATAAACTGAGGGTCAACAGGTCTGACAATGGATCGAGCAATAACACTGCATGAGTAGGTAAATGTATTTCCAGACTCCGATACTAGGTTTGGTATGCCATCCTCGGTGAAATGACACTCGTGAGTAATAAGGCCCTGTTCTGTCTTGATTGGCATTTCAAAGTACAGGTTGCCGCTTTCAGTCGCAGCGACAAACCAAGCGTCAAAGTATTCAGTGTCCGGCTGATTGAACACCAGTCGAAAATCCCATACAACAGTGGTTTCATCTGTCAGTTTTTGGAAATATGGCGTACCAGATAGCGGCTGAGAACCAATGAACTGATTAGATATAGTTCTCGATTTGCCGCTTTGTATTGCGTATCTAAGAGTTGAAGGGTAGTTAACGGCCATTATGAAGTCCTCCTTGGCAGAGTGTAAGACCCTTCTAGAGTTCTAGACACTCTTCCGCCTTCTGCGATATCAGTGATCAGCATGTCAACCGTAAGAACATTGTCATTTACTGACTGGCTTACATTTACAGACGCCTGAGCGTTGTTATTCACCACAACATTAACTTGAGGCATGTTCGTACCCGATGCAGCTTGAGAGCTGTTAGAGACATTCCCGTTTTGATCTGGAATGAGGTATTGACGACCGCCGGAAGTGAAAAGTTCCGGGCCTGTCTCGTTTACTCGGTATGGAGTGCCAGCAGATACCGGGCCGCCCGTTTGCCTTCCGGTGAATGTTTGGGCAACACCAACACCAGCAGCGATACCAGCTGACGCATAACCTAAAGCTGTCACCCTGGCCGATAATGTACCTGTTGGGTCAAGTGTAAGCGCCTGGGCCGCTGCCTGCTG